TGGTCCATTCTTTGCAGATATTTCACCTTTGAATTGTTCTAAGTTAATTGACATTAGATCATTTTCCTTGAATCTCTATATACAGTAGACTTACCTGATTTCTGAAAATCTGCAGTTGGTAAGAATGTAGCGATCTCCCACTCAGGCGCGGGTACACGAGCAAACCTACTTTTAACATTGTTTGAAAGGTAATGTTTAACACATGGCTTAAAGTATTTAAATTTAGCAGCTCTTTTTAATAATGAATATGAAACTTCAAATCTAGTTGTATCGTCATACTTTTCATTACTTGCAACTTCAAGTAAACTATCCAAAAATTTAGCTCTTAACACAGGAGGTAAATAGTGTAAGTTCATGCCAAGGAATCCTCCTTGAGCCGGTCCTATTGGAATCACCAACGGAAATGAATCATAGTACGGAAGTTCTTTCTTAAGTTTAGGATCATAGAAAAACATATACATTGAACCAACTACTTGACGATTCGAGAGTTGAATTGGATCTTCTTTCATTAATTGACTACGATTGACACGTCTCATTGACTGTGCTTTCTTACGAAACCAATCTCGAGATGCTTGTGTTCTTGGCGTAATTCCAGCTCTAAAAGCTTCGAACTCTAATGTTTGGAATAAGTTACTCATACCAGTATTTATACCTGATTTATCATTGTTTCTTTTTCTTTCGGTAAGGCTTGAGTGGCTTCAATGGCTTTATTTGTTTTGGCATGATTCCCATCTTTGTAAGAGTCTTTTCAGTCCAGATCTGAAATCCCCAGTTATTATCTTTTGCATATTTACTTGCAGCTTCCCATTTATTTCTATTCTTTACATAAGTCATCGCCTCACTAATATAACGCTTTGACTTATCAGGTTTTTTTGGAGGCTGAGTTTCTTTTTCTGGTTTGATTTCAACAAGAATAGTTTTACCAGTTTTAAATGTAATCTTTAGATCCATGAAGTACCTATGATACTTCTTATCTACTTCATAGAAGTATGGTATCACTACTTCTTCGCTTGACCACGCTTTTATTTCTGAATTCTCATCGCACCATTTAAAGCAATGTCTTTCCCACATTGATCGAAAAACCACACTATCAGGATCGCCCTTATACTTCTTGCGGTTTTTTACTTTATAACGACCAGAATAAGCCACGGAGTTTCCTTATAAATAATGTTAAAGATTTCATACTATTTATTAGGTACAATATGCCACTAAGATTCCCATTAGAAGATCAACAAGATTATAAAGGACGAATTACATTTCGTGCTTTCGCTCCACCTGTTCCTGAAGTTAGCCTTGAAGGTTTAAGATCGGTAGGTGCTAAAGTTCTTGAAGAGTTTAGCGCAGAAAATCCTAATCAAAACGAATCTCAAGGCATTGAAGTTGGAGAAAGGTTCAACTATCAGTATGGTGTACAATCAAATAAAAGAAACTATTCAGGTCAGAGAGTGTCTTTGTATTTGCCACAAGCAATTTCATTTAGAGATGCTGCTGAATATGCAAACGCAGAACTCGGTATTATAGGTGGTACAGCTGAAGCTGGTATTAATCAAGGAAATAATATTGGATCAATAATAGCTACTGCTGCGCGTCAAAGTTTATCAACTTTTAATGATTTGATAGTTGGAAGAACTGGTCTCGATCAAGAAGCTGCACGACTGGCTTCGACAAGAGTTGCTCGAAGATTCGCTGGGGAAACTGGTGGAAATGTAGCACGATCTACGTTAAGAACTACAATTAATCCCAATAAACGTACGTTGTTTACAGCTGTTAACATTCGTGAATTTACATTTCAATTTAAAATGATTGCAAATTCAGCAGTTGAAGCAGAAGAGATTGATAAAATTATTAAGTTCTTTAGAACAGAACTCTATCCTTCAGTAACTAGCGGTGCTGAAATTATTGGATATAACTTTCCTAACTTATTTGATATTGAGATGACATATGATAATCAACCTGTAGCAACAAAAATTAAACCTGTTTATCTTAAAGATATAGGTACAGTATATAATCCTTCAAGCATGGGTTGGCATGTTGACGGTAAACCTTCAGAAGTAGATGTTACACTCGCATTTATAGAAGAAAGAACGCTTAATAAACAAGATATTGTGGAGGGTTTCTAATGGCATACTTTTATAACTTTCCTAACATAACATATAAGTTTGGTAATGAAGAAAGTGTAACTGCTTTCCAAGATATTTCTGCATATGTAGATATTATAGATCAAATAAAAGATGATGTCAACTTTTACCAGTTTTATAACGTTCTAGATGGTGATAGACCTGATACAGTATCATTTAAGTTATATGGAACACCACATTTCCATTGGACCCTTTATCTTTTGAACGATACTTTGAAAGATCAAGGTTGGCCATTAGCAAATACAAAAATTGAAGAGATGGCGCAAAAGCATTTTCCGAATACTACTCTCACTACCACTAATGTTTTGACTGGATTATTTTTACCAGGACAAACTGTGGCTGGTTCGTCATCTGGCGCAACCGGTACAATTATAAAACGCAGACTTGAGTTTGGTCAAATCATTGTTGAAGGCGCGCATTCATTTACATCAAACGAAGTAATTACATCAACTGTTGGGGACACAGTTCAATCAGTAACACTTTCAGCTGCATCACGAGAATTCAATGCAGTTCATCATTATGAAAACTCATCAGGCCAATATGTGGACATCGATCCAGCGGTAGGTAATGCATCATCCCTTGTAGAAATAACACACTTAGATAGACATATAGCATCGAATGATGCATTAAGATCTATTAAAGTAATTAAACCGAGAGCTTTAAGCGATGTGGTAAGTGCATTTAATCAAGCATTGAGATCATAATATGGAACAAAAAGCCCAGTCACAATCCGCAACGGATTTTGTACTTGAAGAAGCAGTGATAACGTCTTCTGATGGAGAAGAATTTGTTATTACTGATGTTATTACTGACATCGATGTATATGAGCATTTAGACAAGCCATACATTACAGGAGTAGCTACTTTCTTAGATCCAGAAAGTGCACTTGAACGAATAAACTTTTATGGTGTTGAAAAGTTTTTTATAAGATTAAAGCTTCCCGAAAACTCAGCCGTATCAATAGAAAAAACCTTTTTAATATCAAAAGTAGTAAAGAGTATTCGAACAAATGATAGCCAAAACGTTATTACCATTCATCTCCTTGAAGATATTGCTTATCTTTCTGAAATGCAAAACGTAAATAAGTCTTACTTTGGTAAGGGTTATGAAATAATTTCAAAAATTGTAAAAGAGTTTTTAGGTAAAGAGCTTTCTAAACCGAGAGATGCAGGGCCTGAACACGAATTAAGCCAAGATGCACAAGGTCAGTTTGGTGTAGTTATTCCAGATATGAGACCGCTTAAAGCTGCAGATTGGATAAAGGATAGAATTACTACATCAGATGCTTCACCTTTCTATTTCTTTTCTACTCTTACTAATGATAAACTTCATCTTTTGTCTTTATCTAAAATGTTATCAGGAGAACCAGTAAACTCAAGAACTTCACCATACATATATTCTCAAGCTTTTGCGCATGCAACAAATCCATCGATAGATAGAGATTCATATAACATTGAAAAATTTAGTAATCCTTCTAATGATGAACTTTTAAAAATTAATTCAAATGGTTTTTTAAATAGTCAATTTGCATTTCATGATGTTACGAGAAACAAAGTAATATATCCAGGTCATAGGCAATCTGGAAACAATAAAGACAAGAATCGTTGGACAGCCTATGATATGTTTGAAACAAGAGCTCAGATTGGAAGAGCTTTAGGAGAAAAACCTATTAAACTACAAGATGCATATCCTATTAACGCTGCTTTAAAAGAAAAAGGTGGAGATGCTCAAGAAATACAAATCCATCAGCGTAATTCATCTCATCTTGTTTCAAATATATATTCATCAGACTTATATGATGCAAACATATATTCCATAGGAGAAAGTAGATCCGTCGGTGAATTTGTAGAAAGATTGGATTCAAAAGGATTAAGACACTGGGTGGTTAACTATTCACTAAATTTTTCTGTACCGGGTAGAAACTTTATTTCCGGACTTGCTAATCTGACAATTGGAAATAAATATAAGTTGCTATTCTTAGCACCATCTACTCAAGGACAAAACGCTACTCAAGAAGATACTAAAAAATCTGGTGAATATTTAATATATGCAGCTAGACATTCTTTCACTCGAGAAGGATACATGGCTCATATGACAGGTGTAAAATTGATAGACACAATACATACTCAAGACAACTACGCTTATAATATTGATGCATCAGGACCATACTAGGATTATAACATGCAAGGTATGAAAACATTACAAACCACTGGATTTTATGGCGACACTACGCGGTGGTTCATAGGTACAGTCATTCGTAACACTGGTGATCCTTTAGATCTTGGCAGACTTAAGGTACGTATAGTTGGAGTCCATGATCATCCAGAAATAACAGATGCTGATTTACCCTGGGCTTCCGTTGTTATTCCTACAACTGAAATTGGTGTTATACATGGTCGAGGCCCGAGGATTGGCGTAGGTGCTCAAGTTGTTGGAATATTTTTAGACGGCCCACAGTCTCAGCAACCTCTTGTTATTGGATCAATTCCTTATACACTTACACCAACCGAAACACAAACGCGGCAAAGTGAACAACGAGGTGGTTCATTTGAAGATAACTATGCAAATGTAAAAGAAGAAGGTCCACCAGGTACAACTAGTTCTTCTGAATATTTTAGAAACATACCTACACCAGCTGGAAACAGTAAAGTTGAGCAAGCTTTTAATTGGTTTCTTTCTGATATAGGTGGAAGTTATGATCCAGAACAATCGGCTGGTATTGTTGGAAACTTAATTGTTGAATCTGCCAATTTTGATGACAATGTAATTAGCACACAGAGAAGAGGTGACGGAGGCAAAGCTCATGGCATTGCACAATGGCATCCTCCTCGCTGGCAGCCTTTCCTTGATCTATGTTATCGTTCAAATCTAGATCCGTATACTTTAAAAGCTCAACTGTTTTGGGTTACAACTGAACTTGAAACTACAGAGAGTACCGCAAAAACTGCGTTGCAATCTACAAAGCGAGCAGATCATGCTGCAATAGAATTTATGAGAAAATATGAAAGACCTGGATTTTCAGATGCTGACTTTAGTGGGTTCAGAGATCCACCTACAGATTTAACAGGACGAGTTGTAAAGGAAAGAACTGGTGAAGATGAAAGAGTTGCAAATGCATTAAATGTATTTGATACATACGCATTAGTTGGAGGTTCTTAATGGCTAAGACACCTGAAATAAGTAATGAAGCATTAAATAGAGAACTAGACGGTGTAGTTCGAAGAGTAAACATTGATGGTTTGTCTCCTCGAGCACAAGAAATAGTAAAACAACATAGAGCCTTAAGAGAAAGTAAACTTGCTACGGCAGTTGGCAATGAAGGCGCTGGTTTTGAATCTATTACATCAGAGTTAGA